GACTGTATCACAGCAGGTTCTCTGCTTCCTTGTCAGTCTCTCGCGCCTCTTAACAATAGTCAGTGTTGCGTCGGGATTATCTGTTCTAGACTTCCCCCGAAATTCGGATTATTCAAAAGAGATTCCTCTCTTAGGCCGCTAGTTTAGTCAACGGATTGTAGCAAAAGTCCAAGTTATCTGTGAAGATAAAACCAGGATCACCTGCTTGTTTAACACTCTTAATAATATCAGCCCATTCTTCACGTGTGATTTCATCCCTCAGAATCATAACGCTATTATTTGATCTTCCGCGTTGTGCGTTGGTTTCAAACCAGTTACCAGTTTTAGCATTCAACATATCTTTATCTGTTTTACTAAACAAGCAAATTGTAGCAGATCGCCGCACACCTCCAGATAATACAGCATCACTCATGTGCATAACAAAGTCGTATGCTGTGATGGTCGGAAGTTTAACCTCGTCATTATTTGCAGTTAGTGCATGGAGTAACTTCTCACACTTACGTAGAGCATCTGCTAATCCATCAGGGCCGGGGGCTTTAAACCCACCTGAAATCATTGCACCCTTTGGTCGGATTAAACTGAAGTCAAAGTGAATAGTCTTACCTGCGTATTCAGGGAATGGTTGACTCTCAGTAAAGTAGCTAGAAAGTAAAACACCAAAGGAATCAGCCCACCCTTCAATAGTATCAGGAACTACAAAAATCTCAGCTTGTGCTGTAGGTCGTTTTACCGTAGGCAATTTAGCAATATGATGTTCTTGTACAGAGAATCCAACACCACAACCACAAAGTAACATATACATAGCCTCTTGAAAGAACAACGGGCGGTCACAGTAGCTACTTGAGCAGTTATACAATCGAGCATTCTTACTCATTAATTGTTCACCACCGAACTGCAGTGCTCGTTGCGCTCCAAGTACCCGTTTCTCTTTGTATGCTTTTTCTGCAAAGGTAATTAATTCATCTAAGAATGGCGTCATCTTATCTTTATACTTCTCTCGGTGCATTGACATTACACGCTCTACTGACTCGTCCCATGATTCATAACGGTCTTGATCATCCATCCAGCGGCTGTACCCCATAAAGTACTTACTCTCAGCTAGCATTTGTTTACCGAAGTTTTGTGTGTTTGTTTCTGTCATATTTATTTCCTTCTTAGTTAGTATCTTAATCTGGCTACTCTGCATTTAATCCTCTTGTTTGTCAGCCTAGTTCCTAGTCTTCTTGAACCACAGTATAACGATCTCGCTGCTCAAGTGTAATCTGAGCATCAATTGTCTCATGTCGTTGTCGGTAAATATCATCCACTATGGGATTATTCTTACTCTTATCCACTGCAGCACGGCTGGCATTACCTGACTCAATCCACGCTTGATCACTACGCTCATTACCACACCAACGTGTGCATTTCACTACTTCATTCAAGCGGTTACGATGCTGGATATTAGCCTGCACTGTGTACGCCTGTTTAGAATCCAGACCTAACGCCCATAGAATTCCGTTGAACTTACGTGGAAAATCCGTAGGCCATGTTGGTTTATACCGTGGATCACTGAGCTTAATCTCACTCTCTGATACATGGAGCAACGCACAGATTTGGCTGTTCTTCTGTTGGTTGAGCTTAGGTTTAACCCGGATTGTTTTAGCCAGTACTTTATCTTTATTATCAGTTGTCGTTTTATTCATATTATCCTTTATATCGTGGGACGGGCAGTGTAGCACGTGTTGTTTCTTAGGTAAAGTCCAGTAGTGGAGTTACTGATACGGGTTTAGCTCTTTGAGTATCTTCTTGAGCTTCCAGAGTGCTACAGCGATTATTACTACAGCACCTAGTGCTACACCTAATGTAATCAGTACGACTTCCATCAGCAAGCATCCCAGTCCATCTGAGGCTCTTTCTTGTTAAGGCGACTTTCACCATACAGAGCACTATAAGCAATTAAGTCCTCACAAGAATCCTGATGACCTGCAACACGAGTGTTATCACGCACTAACTTCAATAGCACCATCAACATCCAACCTTCAGACTCTGTAAGTTCTTTACCTGTAATAGCATTGAACGCAGTAATGATCTTTTCCATACTACGTTCACCCTCTGGACTATCGTACTGTGCTGCACGTTCAATCATCAGATCGGATGCACGTTTAAGCATATTTGGTGCTGTGAATTCTTTAGTTACTTGTGTAGTATTCATCGGTTCTTCCTTAACTTCATTTACTTTCTTAATCCAGATTGTATTGTTGACACAACAAATATCACTAGCTGCCTCATTCCCGTGGCAATTTCCTCCTGTATCGTGAAAAGCACACCCGTAGCACATACGAGTTACACCTTCGGATTGAACATAAGTTACACCGTCTTGTCGTAGTTCTTCATACACTCCAATTTTTGACATATTATCTCCTTAAATTAAATGGTTAACTAGATTATCAGGCACGTACTTACTCAAATCAGTACCTACGAATCCTAGGGGTTTACGTACCTTATCATTCTGGTCTTTCAGCACGTACACATTGTACTCTTTATTGTAGTGTTCTTTGACAACATCATTGGTTGCGTTGTACATAAGTACACTTGAGCAAGCATCCTTGAATCTCTTAGGGAACTTCTTGAGGTTATCCTCAGCTACTTGCTTCATAGCACCTGTAGTATCAACCCCTGCGTTCTGGAGCTTCTGTAGCAGACCTAGGGTAACGTATAGAACATCAATGCAACCGTCTAAAACACCCGTCATATCGCCTAGTTTGTACGCTTCTGTAGTCTCTTCAGTTTCCTCCTGCATTAGCTTGATTTGATTCATGATGTCAACTGCAGATGTCTTCTGTGCTGATCCTGAGATCGTGTTGAACTTATCTGCACTTCGTTTGAATGTAGAAATTGAGTAGAAGGGTTTGTTCATTTGTGTATTGTCCTTTAAGTCCAGAAAGAAAAAGAACCCCAGCTATTAACCGGGGAATGTGTCTTGAATTGTATCTCTTGATTATACCGCGTTTGGTAGCTCTACTACAGTAGCATCTTGTGGTTTAACGAAGTTCAACGCATGGTACTCGTCTAGTTCTCTGCACCAGTAGCTGCCGTCTGTTTTATCCACGTATTCTACACTGAATACAGAGCCAATGTAATCCCTGTACCAGTAGAAGTAATTAGAACATTTAGTTATTCTGATGAGCATATTTAATCACAATACTCTTCATCATACTCATTACTCCAATCGGTCTCTGGGTATACCTGCGTTTCAAAGATACGAACAGACGCGAGATTATCCGTGAAGTACATAGTGTCTCGTACGCGGATTACCTTGTGATTACCATTCATAATCAAATCCTGCAACTTAGCTGCGACTTCCTCTGAGAAGTCTTTATGAAGGTATTGGTGACTTTGCTTATCTGTGATTACGATTGTGTATGTTGGTGTGTCCATTGTTTTCTTTCGTGTTAGTAAATGTATTCTTCAATATCTGAGAAGTCCACATGGTGTGGTGGCTTCTTAGGTTGTACTTTTGGTTTAACTGTAGTGTTCCGGGATTCTAGCACATCTACAATCTCTTCAATACGGTTAATTTCAGTTACAACAGAGCGTTTAAGAATCTTACTACCTTTAGAAGACATGGACAACAAAGCATAAGCTAAACTATCCACATAAGTTTCATCCAAGTTGAACTGTTCACGAATAGTATCAATATCTTCAAGTAAACGTTCATCGCGATCTTGTAGTGTTTGAAGCAAAGCATAGAAGATGCCACGAGCTTGTGTAGGTTCTAACCAGTAAGGACGGATGACTGAATCTTCGTCTGCTTTAACTTTATCACGAATACGCTTAATGTGTTTGGCTTCAGCTTCCATTTGCTCCTTAGAGAAGTTATTAGGGTAAAGACTACGAGCAGCAATTGTAACATCACCACTGGTAATTCCTGTGTTTGATTTCGCACGTTTAATCAAAGATTGTACCGTGGGCTTTTCATTCGCGTGCTTGCCGTGTCCTTTAAGGTTCAGCTTACACCAGTCAACAGAGCACCCAAGTGCCTCAGAAATCTCCTTGTAAGTTCCTCCCTTTTCACGCAGTTCGATTGCAGCAACTTTATCAACCATTTTGTTCTCCTTTTTATTTAAAGACTGAGTGTATCACAAAACGTAGCACCTCACTACACTTACTCACGTATATATTATAGGTGTAATTAGAGTGGCTTCTATTTGCTTCCTATTTGTACTTCTTAAGCACTTCCATAATCTCAGTGTAGCTCTTTTTTCTGCTTAGTACTGAAGTGTTAAAGTATTTCTTTCTTTCTACTAAGTTCTTACCTACTGTCATTCCAAGCTCTAGAAGTACTTTGTCTTTCTTACCTTCATTCAAGGAACTAAAGATAGTACTTACTTTCTTGATCCAACCATTATGTCTAAAGCGTCTATCAACCCCTCGATCAAGATAGTCTGCCACCATACGAAGGAACTCAGAGTACGTACCCTTGAACCACCATCCTACGTATCGTGCGTACAGACCCTCAATCTTACCTAGAGCTATATTTTCAGAGCTATTTATTACTGCACGTACTAACTGCTCTTGATCGTGAACGTGGTCCAAACAGGGCTTTGTGAGGGGTAAACCAGTCATTGTACTCTTGTTCTTCTGCTCTTTAATCAGGAATGCTCGTACTCTTGCAATATCTTTAGCTGTGAATAAATCCTCTGTTTCTATCTTGGGTTTAGTCATCAGATAATCCAAAGTGTTCATAAACTCCAGTCCAAACATCATCTAGACTTCGGGTCTTATCGTGTGGTGCTAATTCTTCAATAAAACTCAAGCACTCTTTAAGAAGCAACTCTGCAAACATCTCTCGTTTTCTCTTACCAAATCCCCCGTTATCATACCCAGAGTCTACAGCGTAATTCCATGCTTGTTCATCTAGTTTTTCAATCAAGGCTGTGTTCATTTTATTCTCCTTCGTATTCTAGAACCTGCATATCACATACTTTGAATCTAACAGCTTTGCAATAGCTCTTGTATCTATTGTGCTTTGTAGCCCAAACTAAAGCATCATGTTTACGAGTGTACCAGTAAGATATCCGTTCTTGTGTTTCTGTGTTGATTACGCAGTACACGTACTCTTGTTTACTTGGTTTGTCTTTAGTCATACTCATGCTCCTTTTCTTCATAGCATTCAAAATTATCCCTGTAATTATTCCAGCTTGTACAGTCGCATGCGCACTCACTTGGCTCAAGCGCTGCACATAAGCACTGCTCTGAAGGTATCTTATCTCCGTTATCTTCACGGTAGTACCTTTGGTTTAAATCGTCGTAATGCCAGCCTGATCTGATGCTCACGTTATCCCTCTTAATCTACTATTTAGTGCTTTCAAGCAAACACTTTACTCTTGTGATTTCTTCTAGAGTATGTGCAACTTGCCCCTCGTTAATTTCAATATACCACTGGAGGAGTTCTTTCCGTGTTTGCAGCTTATTAACAACATACATAATATCTGTGGACTTAAGGAATCTCTCTTTATCCTCAAAATCATCAATAAAAACACCACCAAAAATTGCAAGGTTGTTGTTTATGAATTTCAGAACTGCAGTCAATCTTTGTTTACCATCAACTAACACAACCTCCTCGGACATTTTACCTGTACTTAAGTACCCTCCAAAAACTGGGGAGTTAAACATGATAGTAGGGCACTTACCACCTTTGGCTAGGTACTCAATGAATTTAGCTTGTTGTGACTCTGACCAGACATGTCCACGTTGAAAGTCCGGATTTAGGTCAAGACCATAGGAAGCGTTCCAGCGATCCAACATATGTTCTACGTAGTCCAATGAAGCACATGTGGGACTTTGTACGTACACAAGTTGATCTAAGTCTGAAAATTTCATGTTTATCCTTATGGTTCAATATATTCTGTATTACTGTACACATAGTTACTCCCCTTGAGTATCAGTGTACGTAACTCCTCAATTTCTACTGCAGCCTCTTGTAGTAATTCCTTGATTATATCAGGTTTACCTTCTTGTACGGATTTACGTGTGTGGATTTCTCCACGTATCTCTGCACGTTTTAACAGCCGGTAAACCAGATCAGAGCTTGGGTATTTCTGGAGAAGGGTCGCTAGGATTGATTCTGTGGTTTGCATTATATTCCTTCATCACGAGTTCAATGAGTTTATCAGCGAATGCTTTAGATACACAGGCTCTGCCTTTGATATAGGTTTCATCTGTGTATCCGTGCTGTATGGAGTGTTCTAATGCTTCGTGGACTAGGTGCTCAGTTTTTGGTGTAGTTTGTGGTTTCATTGTACTCCTTTTTAAAATCCAAGTATACCTCAGTTCACGACCATACCTATTTAACACCTAATTTATCCATAGTCTCTTTTACATCAACCCTATCACCTCGCCAGCGTTCTAGGTGTGCCATGTTGAAGCATTCCTGCATTACATACAACCAGTCAATAACCCTTGTATCGCCCCTACAATCGACGATCTCCTTCTCAGTAGGGTATAGGTACATGAAGTGCTCTTTCATTGCTGTAAACGCCTCTAGATCGTTCGTACAGTCCTTTAGACGGTTATAAACTGCTACCTCACCGTTCTTCTGATCAGAGAAGCAATTAGCGTAGTAGTTGTCGGCTGCATCCGAGAAACTTATTTGAAAGTACTTCCACATTCTACCCTGACCTTTAATAGCTTTCGGTGTACGTTCAAGATGACCAAAACCTTTTACGTTGTAAGTAATCATCTGATCTGAGTTGTACCACGTACCGTCACAACCCAAGAAATCCTTCTCAGCTATGACACCTGTTAATTTCTGCTTGTTCTTGAGTGCAGTGAACATATCTGTGACTAGAGCATCGTCGCACTCTCTGGAATCTACGGCTGTAGCATTGTGGTTCTGGAGCAAATACTCTTTAGCTTCATTCAGATGAAAAGGTAGTTGAAAGTCCTTGCGATTTCCCTTGTAGGGTAGCAACGTGCATATCTCTTTTCTATAATTGCCGACACCGCCGACATACCCATAGTACGAATCAGCACTTAACTCTTCGTTAATATCCCTGATCTTATTCTTCAAGATGAATAGAGCATTCTCTAGTGGTTGCACTTCACGTGTATCCTCAATCAGATAATCCTCTAGAGTGTACTTCCCTCCATTCTTGGTTTGTTCACCGAGCCAACCACCAGCTTTCTTACGCCAATCACCGTAGAATTCAGTTCTGGATTTAAACACATGTTCTTCTTTGTTGATTGAGTTCGTGCATTTGATCTGGCGTAGTTCCACAGCACAACACGCCTTGAAGATCAGTGGTTCATAGTCGTATACGAGTTTAGTCATTTGTGTCCTTTCATTACTTTAAACCAAAAGAAAACCCGGAGTGTTAGTCCGGGTAATGTTCTACATTATATTTGGATTTCAACTCCGAGAAGTCTCAATAGCTTCAAGTGTTTCTGTGCTCTTTATAAGCAATTCTTCTACCTTCCCTGAAACGATAGCTTTAGCGACTGCTACAAGAACTGGAACGTTCAGTTCAGCAGCCTTCGCATCATCCTTGATAGCTTTCAGGTCTTCATTCAACGCCTCAATCTGAGTGATGATATTGACGAATTTAGCGATGAATTCTTTTTGGTTTGACATGGTGTAGGTTCCTTTGATGTTAATGTGATTAAGTTAAGTATTGATTGTAACTTATTTAGCTGCAGTAAAACGATCTACTCCACCCATAAGAACAAGAGTAGCCAACCAAGTCCAGAACGTATAAGCAATACCTAGATTGAACAAAGTATTCATCGACCAGATTGTGAGCAATGGTCCCAGACCAAACGCTAGGATGATGAGAAGAACTAACAGGAGAATCACTGGAGTTGAGTAGCCGGTGAATCGTGGGGTGAAGTTTAAGAGGGCCATTGGATTCCTTTAAATATACATTTGTTTAGTTACTCTAGATGCACCGTTGATTATATCAGCAGTACACCTAGAATTTAGCTTATGTTGCTATAGAATTGATAGCTCAGAAGGGTAAGTCAGATGAATCATCAAAATCATCTTGTGGTTTAGCTTTCGGCTTTACCGTTGGTTTAGCTGCAGTCTTAGCTGGTGCTTTAGCCTGTGGCACATCCTCACCGAATTCATCACCAACTTCGTAGTTACTACCCCCTGTTTGCTCGTAAGGAATCAACTCAGTAACCAGAACATTCTTGAGTCGTGCAATCAAACCGTAGCGAGTTTCGCCAGCATCGTAGGACACTGTACCATAGCTCGCGTTAGCGGGCTTTACTGTTGTTGTAATATCTACAAGAGTATTACCTTGGCGCTCAAGTACACGAGGACGATATTTAGCGGGAAGAGGGATTTTATCCCCGGTTGCTTTGTCCATAATCTGGGAATTCTTCTTCAGAGTAATGATATAAAGATTCTTTTCTGATCCTTCAGGGGGCTCTACGTGATAGATACCTTCAAAATCACTACGCTTAACTTTACGTGCAGCTTGCTTAGGGAACTGTTCGGCGAATTCATCAGCAGTATCTTCACTGACAACTACTCCGCATTTGTACTCTTGACCTTTTTCTTTATCAAAGCAATCAACTGGCTTGTCCAGCATACAGTAAACGAGCATTCCAGTGAGTTTCAGACTTGACATAGTATTTCCTTTTCAGTTTGTAATAGCCGGTTAAGGCATCTTGGTTATTTGGTGATTTTAGGAAGTTCACCAACTTAAAGTTGACAGCAGCCCTAATGCTATTTCAGCCTTCGGACACCTTAGCTTTAACCCTTGTAAGACGCGCCTTACTTGGAGCTATATGCTTGTTTACATCATACTATCAGGTAAAGACTCGTAGAACCCTTAACTTATAGTCCCAGTCTTTCCTGGGTGTCATTCACTCTGAGCTTGACTACCCCCACGATTATGAAGCTACGTGTTATTTTCGCTTGGTAGGTATGGGTTATTATACCCGTATTCTGTTTAGCATTGCACCTTAATTACTGTACTTTTACGTACTCCGTGACGACTTTTTCTTTAGGTTCTACAAAGAAGTACTCGTCGTATTCTGATCCATTATACGACTGATACCAGCCGCTGAACTTCACATAAACATTATCTTTACCGCGTGTGAACTCATACACTGACCAGTATTCGTCACCTTGCCCTTCACCTCCGTAATTATCAACATGAGTATAAGAGATACCTTGAGCTTCTGCTGCTTTTACGAAAAGGTACTCCTCGTCATCCTCTTTAGTCCACTTGCTAATCTTAGGTGTTTCTGATTTAAAGAACTCCCATTGGATACCATGACCCGCATCGTTAATCATTGAAGCAATCGTGTCTTTAAAATTTGCTTTCATTATTGTTCCTTTAAGTTAAGAGTGTATAAGATTGAATATGAGTAAATTATAGTCTATTTCTGGAGAATCTGCTGTACTTCTTGGAATTTATCTGAGTTATACAGATCAAGAACACTTGGATAATTATTTATCCCGAAATCCCTGAACCAACCAGAGCACAGCGTAGTACACACTTTCTGTAGTGCTTTCATATATGCTAGCTTACTCGGATACTTCCAATCATTCGGTACTAACATACGCTCAATTGCTATTACATACGTCTCTTCAGCTACACATTGTAGCTGCTGTTCTTTCGTCAGCGTATCCCACAGTTCTTTCTTACACCACGCAGAGGTAGCGTCAGTTTGCAATCTAGCATACATTGGTTTGTCTTCGTATGCGATCAATTCGTGTAAATAATCGTGATTATATTTCTTAGTAACACCGTCAACAAAGAACGTATCGACGCTTTGGTTCAAGTTCGGATGACCTTGTTGGAATCTCTCGTGTGTCATCTTGGTACGTTCAGCTAAGAACTCCCAGTCCACGGAAGTATAGAACCTACGTTGAGCCTCTAGATGACGCCAGTAGTGTGTGATGTGCTTACCGAAGCTCAGATCACGGTGTAGATGGCTGCGCTTGACTAAGGATAGTCCCTTGAGTGAGCATACGTGGATTGTCTTTCCGTTGTACTGGACTATATCGTGTGAATTGCAGTAGCGATAAAGGTCGTCGTTATTCAGCATCCATTTATCGTGGAACTCCGCGCCTTCTATCTGCGTAAGACTGACTACATCCCAGTCGGTACTATCCTTGATTTTGAACGAAGGTAACCAGTAGTTCAACGCTCGTGATCCTATGAGAATGTTCATTGTTAGTCTTCCTCTTCTTCAACGTAATAATCGCATGAATAATTGAACGTTATAAACTCCTGAGCTTCTTCCTCTGTCCTGAACGATTCTACGCGCTGCTCCCACGTTTCACCACCTAGACCATAAATTTTGTCTTTTACTACAAACATAACTTTCTCCTGTATTGGTTAGACAGCCCGGACTCGAACCGAGATCGTATTACTTATGAATATCTTTTACCTTACTAAATCGTTTAGACATTGCACATGATTTAGAGCAATAGAAATCAACCCTTCCTTGTTTACTGCGGAACCTGAAGTTATTACTAGGGTAATCAAATATGCTCCCACAAAAAGCACACGTAAGCTCAGTATACTTTGGTGATAGGATTCTACGATAGGCTTCTGATTTCTCTTTGTTTTCAGCAGGTGTGAGTATTTGAAGATTTTCTATAGAATCGTTGCTTTTATCTTCATTTTTATGATCAACATGTTCTTGTTTAGTAAGAAGTCTTCCAAGATGAACTGACATTGTATAACGAGCGTACGAAACTGTAGTTCGTGTGTCAGGGTCAATTACAGATATTAGATTAGCTTGCCATCTACCTTCATTTTTATGCCATACTTTATACAGCCAGAAATCTGAAAAAGGATGCTCAGCCTTGACTCTAGAATAATTTAGTTTCATTATTTCCTTTATTACTAAATAATTGGTATGCAAGGTATGAATCGAACATACGCTAAAGCCTTATAAGGGACTCTACTCTACCACTAAGTTACTTGCATATTTGGCACCCCGTAGTCGAATTGAACGACTATTGTATTTTTAGAAGAAATCTATCTTGTCCTTTAGATGAACGGGGTATTTAATCTACGTATTATACTGCAATTCAATCCTTTATTTATACTTTACTGCAACTCTTTCGGAATCTCTGGTACTTCATTGAACTCCCACCATTCGGAACCATCGTACTCTCCACGAGAACTCCACGTTCCATCAGTGTACCAGATCGTACCAAAGAGCATCTGACCCCCCATAACCACTATCATACATGAAATCGAGAGACTCCAAGAATAACTCCTGCTCTTCCTTGGTGTAATTCACACATAAACTGTGGTTTGTCACAACAGAACGGTGAACGGCAATTTTAGCGCAATTAACAATACGTCCTTTTGTAGCCGTATCAATCAAGTGGTTAAGAAACTCCTGTTTAGCATTAGCCATATTTACTCCAGTTTATCGTTTGTTAATCTGTTCAGAGATTCCAGTGTAGCACTGTTTGCTACCTAAGAACCCTCTGAACTTGAAATAGTCAAAACATACATAATCAACGTCAGTCTTTGACTACTGTTACCTTTCCACATTGCTTTTGGTGTAGTACCGAAAGCTGTATTCAGGCTATTCCACCATAAGTAAGCTTGGTGCTTATCGCCACCTACAAGCTGAAGGATACGTGCGTTCATCTTGGTTTTCTTATTGGTGATCATTCATACCCCTTCGTTTGTTATGTAGATTCTACCAGAGAATAACGCACTTGACTGAGTTTAAAGCAATCAACGTAGAAGTCACTATTATGAACAGTGAAATCACCGTCAATCTTCTTTACAACCACATCCCCACGTTCAGCGTACTTTAGAACATCAGTAACAACCAGTGCTGGCGTAAGTTCAGCATCATCTGCTCGTGCGTATATCTGACCTACAGTGATGTTGTACTTTTGGTAGTCGTAGAGATTAGTTGGTGTTTGTTCCGGGGCTGAGAAGTCCAGTTCAAGCTGTTGCATTTCCTTAGGTTCTTGCACCTTTGGTTTAACCCTGAGTTGATCTGGTTGATAGTACATGGAGTTACCGTAGTAATTAGCTGCGTTAATCACGCCACAATACGGTAAATCACGCCAAGTTCCATCGTCTTGTAAACCTTGGATTTCTTCGTTCTGTTCTACCCCTTTGAGGACTAGGTGGTACGGGTGTTTCGTGTGTTGCATTTTGGGTTCCTTTGAGAAGTAAGCAGTGGGTTTAATTACTGCTTTGTTTGTATGACTAGAGTGTAGCAGGTTTAGTGCTATTAATGGATTTCTTGCCAGTTCATTCCAATCTTTCCTTCTCCTTTTAAAGGGATATGCAACTTATGAAATTCACCGGACTTAACCATAGCTTTCTCCATGAGTTCAAGCACCTCTTGTGCTATCTCCTTGTTGCACTCAAATGAGTATTCATCCTTTGCAGTTCTGTACGCGCTACTGTACTTCCATCATTTCTGATGTTGTCGGATCATGTCTTGTACCTCTGCAGGCACCTCTCAATTTCGAGTTCGCTTGAACCCTACTCCGTCTACACGGATGATCTCTACACACGCTTCCATTTAGGTTGCTTGCTCGGCATTGCCTTCGTCACTACACGCTAAGGTTTCACCGACTTAAAAGAGTTTTCATCTGAGCCTCACGACCCAGAGCCACAATGTTATCTATGGTAGTAAATTGTCCGAATCACTTTATAGCCTTTGTATAAATAGTATGGCCGTCCAAACTCATCTATGTACATCTCACCTAGATAATTATCCATAAAGCAACAAGCAGTATCCATTAGGATAGCACCTAAACTCTGAAGGATATTGTTAGCTAAAGAGTGTTTTGATCTTGTTTTAAGTAGCCGTCCGTCAATAGCAGGAACGTGAGTTTTATTACCTCTGGTTTCCCACCATTTAGTCAAATTCTCAATGAACTGAGCCATTGCAGGGTTAGCGTCCCAATATGCCTTGTGCATTTTCTTCCCTACACCTTCGGACTTACCCATCATCTTAGCGAGTTTAGCAGGAGAGCAACCGTAAAGAATAGCATACCCTGCGGATTTAGCCTTATTCCTCCAAGGTTTGAAAAGAGGGTCTTCCTTGTTGAACGTAGATGAACGGTAATCAAAACCCTTAGTCTCATCTGCGAACATACTGCAGGCTACCTTGCTGTGTACGTCACCATCCAGAAGCTCCTTTGCGTATTCACCTGCATCGTACTTAAAGGTCATGTGGCCTGCGCATCGCTGCTCTAGACCGCTTGAATCAGCACCTACGATTACATTGCCGTCCTGTGAGCAAAAGAGCTTTCTGAACTCATCACCGTAGAGACTACCGCCTCCAGCACGAGGGACATTACAGATAACCGAGTGGCATTGTCTATGCGAATTGGCAATCTTAGTTGCACTAGCACCTATACGGTTATCGAAGGCTAATCGGGGGTTCCCAATCCACGAAGTAATAACACTCAGACGATTCCGTAGAGATAAGAACTTAACAACTTCTTTTACTAACGGGCCTTCAAGCGTAAGCAGATTAGGACAGATTACACCAGCTTCTTGCAGCTTAGGTGATGTAAGTATCAATTGGTTCTTACTGTCTTTTACTGGTTTACCTTTAGCATCTTTCTGAAAGTTCCAGAATGTAGGTTGCCACCCTTGTTCATCCAGTAGCCACTGTTTAAAGTGCATTTGATCACCAATAACCATAGGTAGTTTCACATCAAGAATACTCTTACCTACAACGCTGTAGACCTCACCATAGAACTTCAGTTTTCCTTCCGGTAGTTCTTCACCTTTGTGCTTCTCAATAAATCCAAGCATATGTGAAGAATAGCTTCCGTCCTTTTTCCAAGGTTTAGCTGGCATACTGTATTCGCTTTCCTCGCCTTTCTTCAAAGCACGTAAAGGCAATTGAGGCAATACAGAGCGTTCAAGTTCAGCCATATCTTCAATCAACTTCTGCTGTACTTCTAGTGCATACGGGAGGTTAAAACCACTTCCGCTATGCTCCTGAGCTTTCATCAAGAAGTGTGACTTCTGTCCAAGTTTATATGCTGGGGTTAACCAGTTCTCACCATACAGTGCCTTCATCTCTCTGATCTGTTTCTTGGCTAGTGTAAATGTAGCTTGAACGTCAGCATCGCAATATCCGTCCATCAAAGAGTGCCAGAATGTGAACTCATGTCCTTTAGGTTCAGTACCTGTCATAGCGCCTGCTTCAATCAGTGCTTGTCGGTAGTTTATCTTCTCGCTAGAGCTACCTTTAGTCAAAGAATCCAGAGAGAATGAAGGTAAATTAGGATCAAGGAACTGAGCTTGGTAGAACACATCCAAGAACTGTACACGCTTATCCCCTAAGTAATCTCCGCTTTTCTTCCCTACAGCGAAAGGGATACCCAGTAGTTTCCAGAGTACAAACAGATCGTAGGACAATCCATTGAAGCTCACGACAAGCGAACCGTCAGGAAATGATTCAATCCATTCAGTAATCAGTCCTTGCGCCTCTTCTGTACTGTGGCGGTAAGGATGAATTGACAATGAGCGTTCACCATCCAAGGATTGAAAGTTCCCGTACCAGATTTTTGTGCAGGGCAGGTATAGCTCGTCGCACTCTAAGTCGAATGTCCAGCCTATAAGCTCAGTTACGGGGTTAAGGATTGTGGGGTTATCGTCCATACGGCCTTTCGTTAATGTTTGATGTTGTGTGGATTGTATCATGGATAGAGGAGGGTAAAACGAAGAAAACCACCAGTTCTTAGCTGGTGGTTTATACTTGTTGTTAAGTGCCGTGGCGTTCTGTGTAATCAGCTCCTTCTTTGTTTAGATTCTTTAGCATCATCTCACGGTAATCTGTAGCCTGCTTAATGGCGGCTTCCTCTCCAAGTTTTGTGACTGAGAAATATTTCTCCTTTTGTGTACCTGCAGAGGAAACCCAACGAGCCCGCCAGTACCTAAAATTATCCTCAGTTACCTTTAAAGCAACACCAGTAAAACCGCTTGAGTTTGATAGTTGTTTACCTCTATTCTGAGTATTACTTTTTTGTAATTTCTCAGCTATGTTGTTAATATTGTTATTTGTACTTACTCCATCCAAGTGATCTAGAACTAACTCTTTGCTAATTGAGCCCTTTAGCATAACCCATATAATTCTATGAACCAAATAGGAAACACCGAACAATTTAACACTCCAAGTTGAGTAGTTATTTTTGTTCTGCTTAGACCTAGTACCTGCAATTTTGTACGTATTGATCCAGTATAGTCCACTTGGACTTTCTAGATCATAGGTAAAATGATCAGCCCAGCCTATTAGGTTATAATCTATCCTTTGTTTCATTTTAAAAATCTTCTACTAAGTTCTCAGCTAACATAACGTTCCACGTATCCTCATCAAGTCGGAACTCATCAGCTACTCCTAGGAAACCAAACGCACGATTCTTCAACACAGTCAAGCGTACATTGCCTCGTGAACGATCCGGCATAATCTGATTTTCAAGACCCAGGATAGTCCAACTAAGTTGTTCAAGTGCAGCAGAGCCACGCATATGCGATTTATCTACCTTCACCCAATAAGGCTTCTCATCAGCGTCTTTTGGTGGCTTATTGTCAGCAAAACCCCCCCTATTAATATGGCTAATTGCAATTATTCCTAAATCATTACTAGCGCAGAATGCTGCAAGTTCAGTCATAACTTGGTCAAGAACTTTACGTTCATCTTCATCTCGGCCACCACCGGATGCAATTAAGGTTAAATGGTCAATAATAATATAGTCGCAATTATTAACTAAGTGCATCTGTTTTACTTTGCTCATTAACTCAGAAACCGGAAGATTACCAAAGTGATCCAAGAACACAGCCATATCCTGATCTACTATTGAATCATAAGCTGCTCGAATATCTTCCTCTTTAGCTGTAGCTAACGGATCACTCTTAAACTTATTGAAGTTTACTTTGAGTTTATGCGCGACCATTCTTTGCATTGTCTCAACCTTAGTTTCTTCCAAGAAGATCAAACCAACTTTCTGCTGTGCTTCAATCAAATCTGCAGCAAAAATACTACATACTGTTGATTTTCCGCAGCCGCTCCCACTTGTAAGTAGAGTCAATTCGCGTTTGCGCAGGCCTTTTATCTTGTTCATAAGCTCAGGAAAACTTCGAATTTTAACACCCTCAGCACGTTTAGAGACGAGATCAGTAAACGATATGCTTCCTGCACTTGCGATCTTTTGGGCAGAATACATACGCTTGTTCCATTGAACTAATTTAGCTAGCTCTGCGTCTTGACCTTTTTGTAGGTAGTCACTGGCATCCTTATGACCATTTTCTGCTGTGATAGTAAACAAACTAAGGCCATTACCTACAAGCGCACTAGCGACTGCCTCTCTTGCCTCGTTACCTTTAATAATTCCTTTTTTTATCTCTGCTGGTGTGCAGCAATCGTCATCAAAAAACATAGTAAGTGACTCGTGACTTTTCACGTATGTTTCATTATGAAGAATAGCCTCAACAGCAGAGGCTGTACCCATAGGAATACTCACGACAAGTGGTTCAATCCCTTCGTACTTTGTGCCTGTTACACTATCAACTAGAGATTGATATACGCTCATAGCATCAATCTGGCCCTCTGTAATAACTAAGTTAACCTTTTTGCGTTTAATTCCTTCAGCTACATCTTGACCGAAGAGTTTATTTCCAATAGTTACAGAGCCTACTGCTGTCCAGTGTCCTTTTTCTTCTTTGCTTTTGGTTACGTCCTGCTTTGAAAAACCAACCACCTTTCCCTTCTGGTTGTAGGATGGAAAGTAGTACGCCTCGATGGTGCTTCCGTCCTCTTCTGATACACCGGCTCGTACACCAAAGCGTTCACAGGTCTTCTTTGTAAGATTACGTTCCGGCATAGCTTGAAAGCTGTACTTCAGAATATCTTCTACTTTTTCTTTAGGTACGTATGTTGTATTTTCCATAAATTCACTTCCTAGATTTGATTTGTTTACTTTAAAATAACCGGACAATTTTAGCTCCTTTAACTCACGCTATATTCTACTTTAATGCTTGAATAGGAATCGCACCCCTCATGCCTCCGTAGAACCTCCCGAATATCCCTTGCATAATACTTCGCAAGGAAGCCTCATCCTTGAGGATTCGTCTTTACAGCATCGCTTACACCACAAGTACTGAACCTTCTCAGGAGAAATTCTAACATCTCAATCGGTGTATCAGCTACTAGAAGGTTACACCCGCAGTCACATTCAGTGAACTTTGCGATATTACTCCCAAGTTCATACGTTGGTCGAATCATCTTTCACCCCCATTACATTCACTAAGCTCAATAGCCTCTACACTGTAGTAATCCCCGTGATTACTCATCCATTTCACTGCCTGTTCTTCTGTGAACCGACCGGCGGTAATTAGAAGTCCAATCTGCTCATTTCTCGCTGCTGTATTAACTTCATTGCACTTCTGTTCTGCATCTTTGGGGTTATTGTACATATAACATACGGTGTACCCAAGATCAACCCAGTACACAACCATGTAGTACATTTTTGGATTTGTGGTTTGTTCTGTCATATTTTCTCCTTATTAATTCCAAAGTTCATAGTATGGTTTATTCAAACTCACCCACAGTTCTTGCACTTGATCTTCAACATCTTGAATTGTACTCCCGTTATCCATCAAGAACTCAATATTCATTGTGAGCTTACCTTCAGGTGTGAACTGTAGATCAGGCTGATACGACCAAGTGTTCATGTGCTCTTTATGCTGCTCATAGTAACTCTTCTTGTAGTTCTCATACACGAATACAGTCAGGTAGTACTGCTTGCCTAATTCATCCTTGAAGAGCTTCTGCAGTCCGTAATCTGCTGAGTTATAACCCTGCGGTTGACTGAACTTAACATACCCTGAATCAATCCACTCTTGTGGTAGTATGCCTTTTGTTACTTCAGGGGATTCTTGTGTGTTCAGTTCTGACATATTAGCTCCATTCTTTAGTACGTTCTTTGATTCTTTGTTTGTTGATTTCAAGTGCTGCTGCAGTTGGAGTATAACCCAAAAACATATTCTTCTCGATACATCTATGAAGTTCTTCTTTTGGTATCTGATTGCATACATAACCACGTACTCTAAGCTCGTCACACAACAAAGAATAACGCTCAGAAATAAACCCCAATCTGTTGTAGAAGAACTTCACGTGTCCGATACCCAACGTATACACATCTGGTTGCTTTACGTGATGCATTCCATACTGAGCTTTTCTAGCTAGGTCAAACACACGGGTAATCTCATGCTTTTCAGCAAGGAGATGTTGTCGTGAAAGTTCAGACGGATGAACGAGATTGATACGTGTCATGGTTATTCCTATTTAGCTAGTGTTTAGTGTTAGAGATTCTTACGCCTACCAGCTGGAATTATAGTACAGAACATACCCTTCAGTATCTTTATTCTGATAAAACTCCAGTGCTTTCTCCACGAACACCTTCAAGTCCTCGTATTTATGCGCCTCCATACAACCACAGAAAAACCCAGATTGACCTGTAAGCGCATCTTGCTCTAGTGCGTATTTTAGCTGCATTACTACACGCTGTAGAACCACAACATTATTCCCGTTGAACTCCTTGTCTAATCCACCTAAGCGTTCATAGAGCTTCCACATGAATGAGTGTAATGCTGAGTTCTTACGGAAGTACATGAACTCTTTCTCTGTGTACTTATCACGGTCTATGAAGAAATCTACAGAAGAGCCAGAAAGTGCTTCTACGTGTACTACGTTGATATATGAATCTAGTCCCATTTATTGTTCTCCTACTTTAAATATACGGTACTTCTTATCATTAATCTTGAGATATAAGCCACCGTACTTATAAAGCTTAGGTGTCTGCCAGATTAGTCTAAGTTTCATCACTACTCTCCTTAGAAAAACCAGATAAAACTGCAGATTGTAGCTGCGAATAAAAGACCGCAACCAATAAGAATAAACGCACAGAAGTACTCTGCGTATTTACCAATATCATGTAGTTCAGCATGACAACAAGTTAATAAAACTACAGCAAAACACAAGAATAACTTAAACAAGATAATAGTCACTCTTCTCTCCCTGTTGTAAAGCCAATATCATACGCGTATTTTATAGCATTTAAAACCTCCAACTCATCATAGGTTCCGTCTGGGTTCTTCTCAAGCCAAGATAATATCTGTTCAATTTCATGTAGTAGCATATTCAACCTCCTTAACCAACGTGAAATAAACCGTAGTCTTATCTGTCCTATACGAGCCATGACAGTCCGTAATCTGCTCACAAAGAGCAGTTTTACTTTCGTAGAAACAACAGTCCATGCAAGTATTGAAATCCTGAAATACGTGTGACTGTACCTTTGTATAGTTAACAAACTCTTGCTTCATTCTGATTTCTCCTTACCTTGTACATTATTATCGTACATAACACCCAGCAGTAGATTTACCGCTTGGACAACCATGTGTTGATGCTGTGGATGCAGTGCATTCCACTCAGGTAATCCCTGGGTAGTATCACACATTCCATTGTAGAATTTAATTACGTCCATTGTATTCTTTCTTAAAACATTCAGTTACGGGGTAGTACGAAGCTCTGGGTTCATTTATTACACGAAATGTACTTTCAATACCATCAAAGGATTCTTCGTGTTCTGGTCCAATCTTAACACATCTTGCATAGCGGTAGTTGATTCGTTCAGGTGTGAATTCCTGTTCACTCCACATTACTTCATGAGCCTCTGCTTCAGATACATGACCTTTAATGTAGTACGGATGAAAGCTGTAGACATCCCAGTGCAAGTGAATATAGTCTCCGTGTTTATGCTTTTGCATCTCTAGTCCTCTATAGTAATATTATTTAACTGCCTATATTCTAGCTCACTTACAAAGAGGTCTTCTACGTAAGTACTGTAAATATGCTCCTGTGTCTTTAGTACAGCCCAGATGTGCTCGTCAGTCATGTGCCTAAGTTCAACGTAAGTCTTCTTCTGCTTTCCGTCCTTACCGTATGTACCCCACACGAATGCTTCACGCTGCAGCTCAAAAGCATCTGCAGTTGTAACCGCCATATCAACGTAAGGTACTACATTAACTGATCTGCGGTAGCTCAATCCCCACGGTCCACCATCAGTAAAGTACAACTCACCTGATACCGTATCCATATGCGGTACGTAGTCCCAACGGGAGTAGCTACGTAGGATAGTCTTATCGGGTGTTTGAATGGCGTTACGCAGGACGTACACGGGTTTTACATTCTCTACTGAGTTTGTTGTTTCTTGAGTGTGGTACATTGTTACTCCTTTAAGAGTCCGATCCTATCGGAATCGACCTTAACTTCTAGTGCACTATGCAGGATACAACTTTGGCTAGTCTGTAAGTACCCTTCATCTGTTTTACTCTCTTGTAGCTCGTCTGAATTATACCCACAAATCCACGTCTGTCCAAAGCGTCTAGTCTGTAGGAATATACAACTTCCTAGTTTGGAGCGACAGACTGGATTACCGCTTGGCACATGGTGGGTTTCAATCTGGATTGTTTTGTAGGTCTTACGTTCAGTCATTCTGCTTCCTTCTTAATATACGCTTTAATCTGCTCTACTCTAACCTGAACCTCTTCAAGCATAGACGGTGAACGTGAGGTTGAATTCACGTAGCCCTCACAGCATTCTAGAGTCTCTTTTACGTCTAGTAGAAGCTTCTGTAGTTTAGTGTCTATTGTCATTTTAGTACATACTCCACAAGTAAAATTACTAAATTAAGAAGAGATGATATCAGCACAACATCTATCACAAACCTTAATGTCTTATCCATTTAACACCTCCTTAATAATATCAAAGATTGTAGCCGCCACATAACCCACAGTGAACCATGCACAGAACTCCTTGAAATACTCCGTTTTAGTCATTTTAGTCATCTTAATACTCCTTTGATTGTTGAACACAGGCATCATACGCTAAACCATCAATCATTTTAGCAATTCTATCCTTTGCATCTTCGGTCAAATCAGTGTAATCCAGTTCGACCTTTTCGTTATTCTGGATGCTTATGAACTTAACAGATTCTACCTCGAACCACCCATTATAATCCCAGTCTGAATCCACGCATCTGTGATTTGGTTCTTGTCCGTCGCAGTCCACGTAGCATTCTACAGTGAATTCATCGCCGTTTTCATCCTCTATGCTGAACTCCAAGTATACTTTCATTTAATCTCCTTTGTTTCGTTGATAGGTTCCTTTGGGATAGCTGGAATGTACATCCAGTATAATGGTGGTTTGATCTGAACACTTTCTGAGCCATGACAAGTATACTCTGAACGTGTCCAGCCTTGGATTGTGCTGTATTCAGCAGTCATAGAATCTGGAGCTTCATACGGGTACACCAGAACGTCCGTAAAGGGCTCAGGAAGAGCCTCTGATGTCTT